CTCGACCTGCCTGACTTGCGTCGACAGCAGATTGCCCAAGGCGATCTTGGCCGGCAGCAGGTGGACGTGGTGATACCAGTCCTGCTCGAACTGACGCACCAGATTCCCCGCAAAGGTCGACACGATCTCAGCTACCGGCAAGTTGTCGATCAGCGAACCTACGTTCGTCAGATCACTAGCCAGATAACTCGGGTACGGCAACGTCATGGGTGCCGGCAGGAACTTGTACGCCGCACCGTAGGCGGGATCGGACGGCAGCCCGGAGGGCAGAATGGCTCCAGCGTAGGTCGTCATTTCAGGAAGGCGTAGCCGCCGTAACTCATGCTGAAGACCATCCAGTCATTGCCGCCCAGCGTAACAACGTCCTTATTGGAATACTGTCCCGCCATCTTGATGAGGCGCACGCCGGGCGCGAAACCCATCATCGAATAGAAGCCGCTCGGGGTTGGGCGACCCACTTCGACCGTGGCGGGATACAAGGGAGTGACGCCGTTGAAGGCGATGGGCGAGTAGCTGTCGAGTTGGCGTGTGATCGCGTTATAGAAGGAGTGCACGCCATCGACACCGGACTGGCTGGTTTTCCACTTGTTGGTGTTACCGTCAATATCCGCTCGCACGCTGGTGTAGTAGGTATCCGACAGGAAGGCGCCACCGGTGAAGGTGCACGTCTTGGTGATCGCCCCGAAGAGGATCGGCGCGTAGGTGGTGCTGGACGTCTGCACGACGCAGTAGCACCAGCCGTCGCCGCCGAAGAGGAAATACTCGGCGCTGCCCGACATCTGCCATACAGAGAACGAACCCGAGGCGACGGTTTGCGAACCGTAGGCCAGCCCACTGTCGAAACCGGTCGAACCGTACCAGGCGACGTATCCCGCGTAGGAATGCAGGTTAACGAACTGGCCACTGGCCGCGTGCTGCAAGTGCAGACGGTAGTAGCCCGCGTCCGCCTGATACATCAGCTGCGTGTAGCCGCAGACCCCGGTGGCGAAGAGCCGGATCTTGTCGAGGAGGTCGTTCGGCGAAGTGGTGATGCCGGATTGGAAGGCCATTGCTTATCTCACGCGAGCCGTCTTACGCCAGTTTCAGGGCCCAATAGTCGTTGTAGCCAGTACGGAACACATCCTGCACGACCAGATGATCGACGCCGCCCACCTGGATGATGTTCTCCACCACATTGGCGTAGCCGGGGACGCAATAGCAGCCATCCATCTCGCCCAAGCCGGCGAGAATGAAGGGCAGCAGCGGGTAGGAGCCGTCCGGGCATTCGCGGGCACTGTTGCCCCAACTGCCCGGCCACATTGCCGGCACCACGGTCCAGACACCGGTCGGCGCGTAGTACGCGCCCGAGTAGCCCTGCGACTTGGGCAGGTGGTTGCGGTAGGTGTGGGCATTGCTCCAGCGCATCGAACTGTTGTAGGTGCCGCCGACCAGCAGCGGGTATGGGTACTGGACGGGCGTGGCGTAGGGCAGGAACAGGCCCAGATGCATCATCTCGTAGTAGGTGCCGGTCTTGGCCACCATCACGATGCGGCGGCCGTTGGCCACGATCCAGTAGGGCATGGCGGACGTCATCAGCATCGCGTAGAACGCGCCGCTCTGGTTGTACTGGCCGTCGAAGGTCTGCGCCGGGTTCCAGCCGACGAACCCGCGCAGTTTCCAGTTGCCGTAGTCCGCGCCGGCCTCGGACAGGATGCCGACGTTGATCTGGTCGGTGCCGGCCAATCCCGGCCCCCGCAGCACCAGTTCGGCAGGTGGCCCGGGATTCCAGCGCAAGACCGACCAACGCTCGCTGGCCGGCAACATATCCTGGGTGACGAACTGCTTTAAGCGATTGATCAGGTCGAGATAGTCGGTCGCAACCCCACTGGTGAATGCCATGGGCCTTACCTCAGCAATTCGCGCACGGCGAAACCGTTACGCGAGAGAATGTTCAGGATGGTTTTTTCACCGGCGGCGGAATTGAGATAGTCGGCCGCCATGCCGGGGTCGATGACGTTGACGATGCGCACCGATTGCGACGGGGCGGCAGCCGGGGCTTGGGCGACCTCCGGCACGAGGCCACCGTCGGCAAAGGCCAGACGCGGCCCCGACCAGCGCGGCCCGAACAGGCCGCCGTTCAGAGCGTGCAGGAAGTCGACGCCCACCCGGCGCACGGCCTCGGCGCGCAGGACGTACTCCCCGGCGGACAGTCGTGCCGGGATGGAGTCCGATGTGGACGTGCCGGGGCCGGTGACGTAGCCGCCCGAGGCGAACCCCACCCACTTGAGGAAGCCGGATACCATGCCGCCCAACCCGCCTCCGCCCTCGTCCATCCCGCCGAACAATTCCTCGGCGATCTTCTGCGCGGCGATCTTGTTGATGGTGGCCAGCACCGAGCGGGCGAAGTCGGCAAAGGCATCTTTGGCCGATTTTGCGCCGGTGCCGATCTGCTCGAACATCGTGGCGAAAGCGTTCTCGACATCACCGTTGATGCGCGTGGCGACATCGTCCGCCGCCGTCTTGAGTCCGGCGACCTCCACCTTGAGGCGGGCCACCCGATTGATGGCCTCCTCCGATCCGGTGGCGGCCGCCAGTTCCTGCATCTTGGGGATCAGGCCTTCCACTTCAGCGGCGGTCTGCTGGTGAAGTTCGAGCACGCCGCGCCGCATCTGTGTTTCCGTCAGCATGCCGGCGTCCTTCTGCACCTGCAGTTCCCGCTCGCGGATGGCCATGCGTTCCGTCACGGTCTGATACTGGCGTTCGAGCTTTCCGAGTTCTGCGAGGTCGGCTTCGACATTGATCAGGCGACCCACATCGGCCACGCCGGTGGTGTCACCCATGCGCTGCAGCTTCTCGATGAGCGGCTGGTACTCGCGCTCCAGACGCGCCCGGGTGACCTCGCCGCCCCCTCCACCCCCTGCGCCGCGAATTTCAGCCAGCCGGTCGCGCACGCGGGCGAGCTCGTCGGCCAGTTCCTTCTCAGCCTTGGCGGCCGCGTGCGCATTGACCACTTCGACCTCGCCGCGCTTCATGTTGAGCACGGCGATCTCGCCTTCGAGTTTATTGACCTCGGCCCTGGCCCGCAGGCGCTGCGCCTCGTCCTTGCCGCTGACCGCAACGGCGGATTGCGCGGCGAGTTCCTGCTGCTTGGCCGCAAGTTCCTGATCGATGGCCTGCTGTTCGATCCGGGTCTTCTCGGCGTAGTAGTCGCGGATCGACACCAGACGGTCGTCGAGCGCGCGATCCAGTGCCGACTTCTGCAGGTCGAGGCCCTCCTTCAAGACCTTGAATTCGGCCTCGGCCTGCGCCTTGACGACGGCCAATTGCGCGCCGGTCGTGTCTGCCCCGCCGGCGGACTTCTTCTCGCACTTGCCATTGACCCACTGGCCGCCCGACACCACGCAGGCGATGCGCTGCATGTCCTCGGTGGGTTTGCCGGTCGGGGGCTTTTCTTCTGGGCGCTTGGGGCTCGTCAGCGCATCCAGCCGTTGCCTGGCTGCCGCCAGTTCCTTCTCCCACTGGGCGAGGTTCTTTTTCAGCGTCGCCATCGCCTTGTCGTTGAACTTGATGTCGAATGGCATGAATGGCACTGGCGCACGGCCTGTCTCGACCTTCTTGCGTGTCGAATCGACCAGTTCCTGAATCCGCGCGACCTCGTCGCGCGCCTGCTTGATCTCGGTGCCATTGAAGACCAAGTTTCCGACCCCGCCCAGGCCAACCCACAAGGCTTTGAGCGTTCCGGCCTCGTTGGCCGCCTCGCGCATGGCGTTGGTGATGTTGGTCAGTTCCGGCAGGAAGTCGCGGGCCAGAGCGATGCCGAGCGAGGAGCTGGATGCCTTGAGCGCCGTGAGGTTGTCGTTGAAGGCTTCCGCCGACCGGGCAGTCTCGGTGGTGAGCTTCAGGCCCAGCCGCTCGGCCTCGGCGGTCAGTTGATTGATGCCGGCCGCGCCTTGGTTGAGGAACGGGATCATGTCCTGGCCAGCCTTTCCGAAGAGCTTTACGGAGAGCGCCGTCTTGACGGCACCGTCCTCCAGGTGGGCGAAGACATCGGCCACCTGCAGCAACACCGCTTCGGTGGACTTCATGCTGCCGTCGGCGTTCTTGACGGAGATGCCAAGCGCCTCGAATACCTGCGCGCCATCCCCCACGCCGGTGTTGGCCTCGGTGATGTTTTGCGACAGGCCCTTGATCCCTTTCTGCAAGGTTTCCAGGCTCACATCCGACAGTTGCGCGGCGAAACGCAAGGTCGACAAGGCCTCGACCGAGATGCCGATCTTCTGCGAGAGCTTGTTCAGTTGATCCGCCGCGTCGAGGGCGCTCTTGATCATTGCGGCGAAGCCGGCCGCCGAGAGCGAGACGCCGAGCCCGGCGAGCAGCCCCTTGACTCGGTTCGACTCATCGCCAAGCTTGGCCAGGTTGCCGCGAATCGAGTCGAAGGCCGAGCGGGTCTGGTCGACGGCGGTGATCAGCAGCTGCGCGCGATCTTGTGCCACGAATTCATCTCTCTCAAATCTTGTTCAGTTGCTTCTCGATGGCGCGAGCGAGAACGGGCATCTGGCCGCGCACTACGCCTTCCAGATCGAAGCGGCGTTTCAGGGTGACGGTCGGCACCAGCACCGCGATGGGAATCTCCGTGCCGCGCTTGATGGATTTCGCCCCGGTGCGGCTCCGCTCGGCCCGTTTGAACCGAGCCAGCACCGAGGCGTTTTCCTTGATGTTCTCGGCCATCAGGATCGCCTTGCCATCCTTCTGGATGAAGTAGGCGTTACCGCTACGCATCAGGCCGTCGATGACGCGAGCGAAGGCTTTACGTCCCATGCGCTTGCCTTCCTCGGTGAGCGGGATCAGCATCTTCCCGCCGATGGTGCCTCCCCGGACGTGGATGCCCAGCCACGGTATCTTCGAGCCGATCAGGAGCGCAGGGAGCCTGTTCTTGTTCCGGTCATAGACCTTCGCGCGCATGGACTTGACGAATCCCGCCTTGCGCACGGCGAAGTCGGCTTGCATCCTGCCGCGCACGGTCTCAGCCACGGCTTTGCCGCCTTCGCGGAAGCCGTCTGCCACCGCCCGGTGGATCGCCACCTGCTTCTGCCTGCTCCATGCCTGGAACCGGGATTTTTCGAACAGGCCCGTCGCGGTCAGGGAGATTTTGAGCACTGGAGCTCCTTGAGCATCCTTGCGATGGCCTTGCCATCCCCCTGACTGCCGGTGGCGATCACCGACAGGAGATTCGCCAGTTGTCGGGACTCATGCCGGTCGATGGCCGCGAGGAAGGCATCCATCTGCGAGAGCGTGTAGCTGAGGATGTCGGTGTAGGCATGCCCCGCACCGATCAGCCGCTGGAGGGTGTTGCTCCAGGCGTCGGGCTTTCCAGTGTCTGGCCGATCCGGCTCGCCGCCTCGGTGACGACCGGCATCAGCCGCCGGATAAAAAAATCGGCATTCACCTCGAACGCCGCCTCAGTAAGACGCATGGCCTCGTCGAGATCGAGACCGGCCACCCATTCCCGAGGACGGCGGCTGGCTATGGACACCGCATCGATCACGGCTTCCCCATGCTCGGCCATGAGCGCCAGCCAGTCGGGCGATGCCGACAGACTCGCCGCGATGGGCTGCACCGCCCGGGCAAACGCCGGCACCTCGCCCACCTTGAGCGGCGTGAGATCGATGCGCTCGCCCGCGATCTCGATGGACAGCGGCACCGGCGGCAGTGCCGCGAACGGATCGTTGCCCATCACAGCAGCACGATCCGGCCGAATTGCCCGAGGCTGCCACTTGCCGTCTTGGTGAGATCGGCGAGCACCTGGCCCGACAGCTCGAACTTCATCAGGTCGTTGCCGATCACCGACAAATCCTTGGTCGGGTTGATCGCCACCCGATACAGATCGATCACGACCTCCTTGTTGCTGTCGGCGGTATTCAGCCCCTCGAAGCGCACCCAGCGCTCGGGCAGCGGTTGGGTGAACATCGCGGTGGCACTGGACGCGCCGTAGCTGTAGCTGGCCGTGATCGCTCCGGTGACGCCCGTGAGGTCGGTAAATTGAATGGAGCCGTGTTTTTCATTGACGGTGTACTTGGTATTGGCGACCGTAGTCGCGCCGGCCTTGATGACCACGCTGGAGACGTTCTGTTTGCCGAGCAGGTAGAGTTTGCCGAGTTCGGCCGTGGCAATGACCGGCTCATCCGTCACCGTGCCGCTGGTCACCGTCGTCGTGGAACCGTAGAGCGCCAGTTCCAGGTTGGTCTGGATCAACTCCTCCAGGGTGCAGGCGAACTCGCCCTTCTTGGTCTTGATCAGTTGCAGGTCGGTGAGCCGTTGGCCGGATTGGGATTCCTGGTGCTCGAGGGTTTCCACCGAGAGCGACACCTTGAGGTCTGGCACGTTTCCGACATAGGTGAGCCCCTGCGGGTTGCCGTTGCTGTCACGCGCGCCGATGAAGACGCGCCCCTGTCCTGAGAAATAGGTCATGATGGGTTACTCCTTTGCTTTACGTTGCGATTTGGTTTCGGGCAGGGCCTCCGCCACGGTGGCGGCGGCCTCCGGCGCGGGCGCGGCAGCGGCGGGCTTGCCGACGCCCCGTTCGATCAGCCAGCGGGCAGTGGCCTCGTCCACCTCGATGACGTGGCCGGCGAAATGCACTTCGTTGGCATGGGTGTGGGTCTTGAGAAGTTCGATTCGATGCATGGGATTCATCCTTTCATCAAAAGGTCATGGGCCAGGGTGCGGTAGGTGACGCGGTAGCGGGCAGGGATGGCGGCGGCCTCCAGGTCGGCGTCGTCCTGCAGCCAGTCGCAGTCCGTCTCTTCCAGGCCGAGGGCCAGGCCGCCCAGGGTGGTATCCGCCGTCAGCGCACCATGGGCGGCGGTGAGCAGCCTGTCGGCGACCGGCTCCGGCGGCTCGCTTGCCGTGCCCATCGCCAGCGCCACGATGCGCAACACCAGTTCGCGCTCGGTGCGGTCGTTGAGGCGACGCACGCTTTCCGATTCGGGGAACACCAGCAACGCGGGCAGACGGGCCCGGTCGGTCGGCACGGTCGGCTGGCGGCGGATCGTGGCGCCCTCGGCCGTGGCGACCGGCGTGAGCCTGCCCACCACCGCCTGGATGATCTGCTCGCGCAGGCTTTGCATCACAGCCTCGAGAGGGCGGCCACCGACTCGGTACCGTCGCGCACCTGCCGCACCTCGCGCACCCGGTAAGCATGACCGGCGATCTGCACCAGATCCCCCTGACCCAGCGTCAGGCGCTCGCTCGGATACTCGATCTGGTAGTCGCGCGAGAGCGCGAGGCCCTCGAGCACCGTCTCGTCCGGCGCGCGGAAGGCGCACTGGACGGTAACGGCGCCCACCTGCACGGGCGTGAGCAGCCCCGCGCTGGCCGCCGCGTCGTAGAGGTCGGTCACGCGCATCACTGCGCCACCAGCCGCACCAAGACGCCGGGACGGTGGCACATGGGTAGCGGGTTGCTCTGCGTGTGCAGATCGGTGCCGCGGTCGAACTTCCTCGGCTCCTGCTTGGCGTAGAGCGGCAGACCCGGGGTGTTCACCGTCTCGTTGAAGTCTGCCGGCGCGAAGTAGGTGGCGAAGGTGTCCATCGTGCCTTCCGGGAAGGCGATGGCTTCACCGTCCGGGATGAACTTGCGCACATTGCCCGCCGCGTCGGTGGCAAAGCCCACATACTCCTCGAAGACCAGACCGCCGAAGCGGAAGCCGTTGCGGGTGTCGTCCACCAGCGCCGCCCCCTGCTGGTAGAAGGCGAAGGCTTTCTCCACGTTGTCGTGGGAGGTGAGCGCATCGAAGAACGCGGTCGAGCACAGCACGCGCACACCGGTGGCGACTTCCCCCATCAGGGCCTTCTCGATGGTGCGCAGGACCTCGTTGCACTTCGGCTTGACCTTGGTCGTGCCGGCATTGAGCTGGAAATTGACCGTGCTCTGGGTGACCCCGAACTCGGCGAAGAGGTCGTAGATGACGCTGCCGTCGGCATCCAGAATCTGGCCCTTCAAGGCCCCCATGCGCAGGTGCTCGAGCGTGATGGCGTGCTTGTTGCGCATGGTTTCGAGCTTCCTCGCCATGATCGAGGCGACGGTCTCGGTCGTATTCTCGGACCCGAAGGCGCGCACACCCTGCACCTCCTCGGGCAGCACCACGTCGTCGTGGGGGATGTGGGGGACGATGAAGGAGCGCGCCTTGCGCTTGCCCTGGGTGCCGACCGTCCCGGGCGCGCCGGGCGGCAGCGTCGGCAGCAGGTTCAGGACGCCATGCATCTCCTCGACGATGGCATTGCGCTGAATGATCGGGCGCGGGGTGAACAGGCCCAGCTGTTCCAGTCGGCCATAGCGGTTGGGGATGAGGTTGATGGCGGCGGTGAGGCTCGCCGTCGAGAAGGCGGGATTGTTGAACGGATTCTGCATGATGTCCTCCTTGAGATTAAGCGGCGGTGCGGATCAGGATTCCGCGCGCATCCAGTTGAGAGATGGCGGAAGCCTTCTGCGGCGCGGTGATGCCCGCCGGCCAGACCACGTACTTGTCGGCAACGACGGCGTGACGGGCCAGGATCACGCCGGTCTTGTCGATTAGGGTCGCATCGACGTCCTCGATGAGGATGCCGATGGCACTCTCGGTGCCATCATTGGCGGTCGGGTTCAAGGCATAGAGCTTGCCGTCCGCGCTCTTGCGACCGACCACGGTGCCGATCCCGAGATTCTGCCCGGCGGCGACGGTCTCCTCGTTGCGCGAGTAGAAGAGGCATTCCTCCTCATACTTGACGAGATCGGCGAGGTTGATGGGTTCATTGATGACAGCCATGGTTCATTACTCCTTTCCGGTGAGTTTCTTGACCGCCGCGATGAGCGGATTGTGGGTGGACACGGGCGACTCAGCGGCCTTGTTCGGGTCGATGGTGGAGAGAATCTCCGGCGACTGACGCTCGGCCTTCATCGAGACGAGGATCTTCCGCACCTCGGCCTCGGAGTGGCCTGCGGCGATGAACTCGGCTGCCTTGTCCGGGCAACCGGCGATCAGGCACATCTCGGCGATGGCCTGTGCGGATTGAGAGACTTCACGGCGTGCCTCGGCAACCCGGTCAGCCAACTGAGCGGCCGCTTCGTCGACGCCGATCATCTCGGGCGAGGTTTCTTCATGCATTTCTAACTCCTTCAGAGTTGACGCCGCCCCGGATCGTGCAACGCTCCGAGCCTGGGGCGACTTGCGGCCTCGGGAGCTGAGGTAAGCAGAGAATTCGGCGAGCGTCGCATCGAGCGTGCCCACGACATCGGCCAGTCCTGCTGCGACGGCGTTCGGCCCGAAGTAGAGTCCGGCTTCGGTAGCCCGCACATCCTCGGCAGAGAGATTGCGCATGGCCGCCACGTGATCGACGAACAGGCCATAGAGCCGGTCGACCTCGGCCTGCAGTTCCGCCTTGGCCGTGTCGGTGAGCGGCTCGTGCGGCGAGAAGTCGTTCTTGTGCGCGCCCGCAGTGATGGCGGTGTAGCGGTAGCCATCGTTGGCATCTTTCACCGACTGATCGACGTGCAAGGCGATGACGCCAATGGAGCCCACGCCACCCGTCTCGGTGACGACGACCCGGTTTGCGGCGCTGGCAATCGCGTAGGCGGCCGAGAAGGCCGAGTCGTTCGCCGCCGCCCATACCGGCTTGATGCCTGCCGCCTCGCGCACATGGCGCGCCAGCTCAAAGCTGCCCGAGGCTTCACCACCCGGGGAATCGACGTCCAGCAGGATGCCGGTGATCTGTGGGTCGGCAACCGCCGCATCGAGCATCGCGGCGATGTCGCCGTAGCTGGTCAGCCCGGAGGCCGCCTCCAGTCCCAGGGTGCGCTTGACCAGCGTGCCATGGACAGGAATCACGGCAATACCGGGCGCACTGGCTGACACTGTGCGCGGCGCGGGCAGGGCCAGTTCGACGTTGGGCGCCTGGATGTTCAGTCGCTCGCCGAGCACGGCCAGGATCACGTCGAGCTTGGCGCGATGGATGAGCAGTGGCGTCCCGAAGAGACGGGAAGCAAGATGTGGGAGATGCATGGTTACTGTCCTTGTGATGGGTCTTGAGATTGCGCAGCGGCCTGCTGCACTTCTCCGGCCTTGCCGTGGCGCGGGTCGGAATCGAACACCAGCCCAAGATCATCTGCGCGCCGATTGTCTGCAGCGATTTCACGATCCACGTCCTCGGCGTCGTAGCCATTGGCCGAGATCGCTTCCGAGCGGCTCATGAGTCCGGCGCGGATGGCCGACTTCATGGCCTCGGTTTCCTTGAGCGGATCGACCCACTGCCAGCCCTGCGGGATCCACTTCGCGGCCTGGTACTCACGCCGGCGGCGGCTGTAACCCGAAAGCGTCAGCGCCCCCGACAAGACCGCCTGATCCATCCAGGCGCGCCAGATAGGGCGGCAGAGCTGATGCACGATCACGCCGTGCTGGATGGCCTCGCAGCGGCGGCGAAATTCCAAAAGCCCCGCCCGGATGCTGGAGTAGTTCACTTGTGTCAGGTCGCCGGTCAGCATCTCGTAGGTGATGCCCATCGCGGCGGCCACGGCGCGGAACTGCTGGCGCATGAACTCGGGATAGGAATTGCCAACATCCGCAGGAGAGGAGAACTTGATGTCCTCGCCCGGTTCCAATATCTGCAAGGTGCCGGGTTCGAGACCGGCCAGCGCGACCCCGTTGGCATCCGCCACCCCTTCACCCACCAGGTTGTCCTCGGGGGAGAGGCGCGTAATGAAGCCAGCGAACATGGCGGCGGTTTTTTTGCGCACGAGCTCGGCGTCGTCGTACTGGTCGAGTTCGTTGAGCTTCTCCAGCGCCCGCGCCAGCCACGGCTCGCCCCGGATCTGGCCAGGGCGCAATGGCCGGAAGAGGTGGATCACTTCCTCTGCGGGCACGCGCACCGGCAGGAGGTTGCCGCCTTGGCCGCTCATGGGTGTCAGCAGCGCGTCGTTCGGATGGGTGCGGTGCATCCAATAGGCCACCCGCCGCCCGAGTCTGTCGAACTCGATGCCGCAGCGGATGGCGTTGCCGTTGTCGGCCGTGGCGTTGTAGGTTACCGGCACGTGCTCGGCTTCCAGCACCTGCACCTGCATGGGAACAATCAGGCCATCCTCGGGACGGCGGTAGCGGATGCGGAGGAAGGCTTCGCCGCCTTCCAGCATCGAGCGGCAAGCGAGCGCCTGCAGTCCGTAGAAATCGGTCAGTCCGGCGGCATCGGCCTCCTCGCACCAGTCCCACCAGACGGAATGAATAGCCTCGCGCAAGGACTGATCCGTGACCATGCTCTGTGGCTTGATGCCGGTGCCGATGGCATTCGACACGAAGGCATCGAGCCCTGCCGCGGCCCAGGCATTGCGCCGCACCAGATCGCGGCTCTTGGCGCGCAGCGCATCCTGCGCATAGGCGATGGCCGCCACCGCGCCCAGGTTGCCAGGCATCCAGGCAATCGTCCGGCGGCCGAAGCCCACGCCGTCATAGACGGGTGTTGTGCGTCCGCCGAACATCCGGCGCTTGAGTGTCTTGAACCAGCCCATCAGAACCCCTTGTTGGTGGTGACGCGAATCTGGCGCGGCGCTTTGGGCCACAGCCCGCTCTGGGCATCCAGTCTGTCTATCTCGCGCTTGACCTCGCGGATGGCCGCTTTCAGTTCATCGACCGAGCGGTACTCGACCGTCTTGTCGGCGAAGGTGACGCGGCGCTCGCCTTTTGCCAGCGCGGCTTCGAGGGCGGCGAGTTGTTCCAGACTGTAGGCCATCAGCGATACACCACGAGGTTCATTTCGGTCGTGTCGGCGAGCGACGCACTGGCGGTTGCGCAGATCACCTCGACATAGGCTGCGGTCTTGGCATCCGTGGTCGCCCGGACGAGCGCCATGCGCTGGGTACTGCTATTGGTGTTGCTGCGCGCGAAAGCGAGCCAGCAGTAGTTGGCATCGGCAAAGGGCGCGGCGAAGGTGATGCGGTAGCGACCGGCCGCCAGCCGCGTGACACCGGCGACGTTGTAGGAAGCCCTGATCTGGATCGCGCCGCCGATATAGCCGAAATTCACCCAGGCGCGTGCGAGTCCCGGGTGGCTCGGGCGGATCAACCCCTTGATCTCGGTGCCGACGCGGGCGGCCAGCCCGGACAGTTGCGCGGTGAGGCTCATCAGACCAGCGCCGCTTCGAAGACGGCGACGAAGTTGGTTTCCGGATCACCCACCCCGATGTTGGCGCAGGCCTGCGCCTGTTCTGCCGTGGTGAGGGTCTGCGCGGCATCGAAACGCACCCGATTGGCGACTGCCGTGGTCAGCGCCGTCAATCCCGACTGATCCGCCTGGATCGCCTGCTGCAGTTCCAGCAGGGTGTCGTATGCCGCATCGGCGCCACCGAGAATTTCGGCTTTCAGCGCATTGAGCAGCGTGACGATCTTGTCCGAGGAGTAGGTGGTGGTGGTCGCGACGTTCTGATCATCGATCAGCGCGCCGGAGGCGACTGCAGCGGCCACCTCGTTGATCGCCGCCACCAGGTTCGCCTTGGCGGTGGTCGAAAGCCCGGCCAGGTTGCCGATCTTGCCGTTGGTGGTGTTGAACTCCTGGGCGATGCGGGTGGCCAGGGTTTCGATACGGGCTTGCAAACTCATGGAAACTCTCCTTGCTGTGGTTGAAGGTCATCCGATCCAGCGGCTCTTGATCACGCGCCGGCCGGTGTTACGGTGGCCGGAAACAGCGAGGCCACCGCCGAATGAGTCTCGGGTGGTGGCCTCGGTCAAATCGTCGGTTGGCAATTGCGCCTCGGTTGGCGGCGGCAATCCGAGTTGCCGCGCAAGTTCCCGCCAGTGCCTCTCCTCGAAGCGGTCAAGTCCTGCTGCAGCAGCCGCCGCGCGGGCATAGACGTAGCAGTCCAGGGCTTCGTTGCGCTCGCGCATCTTCTGCCATTCGCGCACCGGGTAGCCGTTTCGATCACGGCGGGTGACGAGCTGCTCGGCGCAAAGCTGCTGCAGAAACTCGGAATCCACCTTGGGCAGGTGGATGTAGCCGATGGGGTAACGCATCGTGACCCCATCCTCGGTCACCTCAGGCGTCTTGCGCAGCGCGTTGTAGAACTCGAGCTTGGCAATGCCGCCTGCCACCGGGAACACCCGGATGCCCCGGCGCAGTCGTTTGCCGCTCATCAATGCGTCCACGGCGGTGGGCGTGCCGATGAGGGCGGCGCCGCGGGCGACACCCTTCACCGCCATCATGCGGGAATCCCGCAGGCGGCGCACGAAGGCGTAGGCCTCCTGGGTGGCAAAACCGGTATCGAGTGCCATCCTCGCCAGGGACAACTGGCAGCCGCTCTCGTGCGTCCAGGTCTCGGCGAGAACGCTGGAGAGACGCTTCCAGACCTCGTCGCGGGCGGTATCGCCCATGAGCACCCGGTGCTCGATAAGCCAGGCTTCCCTGCCGCGTCCGAAGGCCCAGACGGACACCTCGATGCGGTCTTTCTGCACGTCGGCCCCGGCGGTGAGCAGCAATCCGCCTGCCGGCACCGTGCCGATGCGGTAATCCTCGCGGCGTTCCATCAGGCGCTGCCAGTCGGGCGCTTCACCTTCCTCGACCCAGGTCTCGCCGAGTTCCGAGTTCTTGAACGCCTTGATCGTCGCCACCGACTTGTGCTCGGACATGGCCGCTTTTTCCCAGGACGCCGCGATCTCCCGCCACTTGCGCCAAGGGCTGTAGAGGCTGGACAGATGAAACCCGGCGGTTCTGCCATCACCCATCGCCTGCCACTGGCCTTGTTCCAGCATCCCGGGCTTGTGGTGCTCCGGGATCGGCTCGGCGCAGGCCTCGCATACGTAGGCCGCCGTCTCCGGGCGGCCGCGTTCCCAGCGCAGCTGCTCGAAGCGCAGCCACTGCCGGTGCCCGCAGTGCGGGCAGGGCACGAAGTAGCGGCGCTGGTCGGAGGCTTCGTACTCGCGCTCGATGATGGACGCCCCGGCGATGGTGGGGGTGGACACCAGCAGAATCTTGCGGCGCGCGAACGTCCGCGTTCTGGCTTCGGCCAGGTGGATCGCATCACCTTCTCCTGCCACATCCAGCGGATAGGCATCCACTTCGTCCAGGAACAGGTAGCGCACCGGCATGGAGCGTAGCCCCACCGCACTGTTCGCCCCGGTCATGACCAGCACGCCGCCACGAAATTCCTTCATCAGCACCGTGTTGCCGGAGTCCCGACTGCGCGCCGGCGCGATGATGTCCTTGAGCACCGGCGATTCCTCGATCAGCGGATCGATGCGGTGCTTGGAGTTGCGCTGCGCCATCTCGGTGGTCGGCCAGACGATCATCATCGGGCCAGGCGCGTGATGGATGACGTATCCCACCCAGTTCAAGCCGAGCTCCGTGCCTCCTACCTGCGCGCCCTTCATGAACACCACCCGTTCCACCGGCGAGGAGGGCGACAGGCAGTCCATGATCTCCTTGAGGTACGGCGTGCGGCTATTGCGCCAGCGCCCGGGTTCCGCCGATTCCTTGGTCGAGAGCATGCGGTAGCGCTCGGCCCATTCCGAGACGGTGAGACGCGGATCCGGTCGCAGACCTTCACGCCAGGCGCGCTCGATCTCGATCGCCCCTTCGTAATCGTCCGCACTCATCCATCCACCTTCGGCACGAACTCACCCAGTTCCTCCAGATGCACGCGCACGGCGACGTCGAGGGCCACGAACAGGGTGTGCTCGTCGATGCCCAGTTCCGCCGCAAGGATCGGCGTGATGCGATTCGGCCAGTTGAGCCAGGCGTCGCGCTCTGCCCTCGCCAGCTTGAACACATGGGCGATGGCCTGCGCCCGGTCGACAAGCTCCCCTTTGAGTTGCGCGAGACGCAGCTTGTTGGTCTGCGCCTTGACGACCTCGTTGACCGTGCGCGCCTGCAGCAGGGAAGCCCCGCCGGTCGAAAGTGCCGGCGCTGCCGCTTCCGGTGACTCCTGTGGCCGGGCGCGGGGCGATTCGGCAGCGGCAGGTTTGACGGCAGTCCCAACCTTGGCAGCCTGCCGAACAGGCACGGTGTTTCTCGCCCACTCCGCATCCGCCCGGGCCGGGTCGAGGGTGCCATCGGCCTCGGGCGTGATGCGTCCGCTGTCGATGGCCTTCTTGACCGCCACGTGGGAGACGCCGCGATGCCGGGCGTAAGCGCGTATCGACAGACCCATGTGATTTACATCAAGCCCATCGCAGATTTTCTCCGACGTTGCGATTCAGAGCTTGGCTTTCCTCCAAAGAAGCGCGTTCATGCCATCACCACCCACCACATCGCAGGAGACGGACATGAGCACCTACACCGACAAACTGGACACCCTGGGCAAGAAACTGGGTGATGCCGCATTGACCTTGTTGATACGCCTGTACCCGGACGTCAAAAGCGCCAGCGACGCCGAACTCGATGCCGCCTGCGCGGCGATGCGCGCCAAGGCCCGCCAGGCCATCGACCAGCTGATCGATGACGCCAAGGAGGCGCCCGGTGTCTCGCACATCGCGTTTCAAACCGCAGCCCTGACGCTCGCCCACGAGGGCATCCAGGCACTCAAGGCAGGGCGCAAATAAATCTGCGCAGCCAGGCAGAAAGCGCTTGGCTTCTCAATCGAACAGCGCCTGAATGCCATCACCCTCAACGACGCCACAAGGAGAAGCACATGAGCAAGCAAGCCCCCCAGGTCACCCAAGCCCTCGAAACTCTGCTCCAGCAGATCGCGCTGGATCACCTGTTCATCGAAACCCTGGAAACCCGCAACAGCGACCGGATGGACTTCCACGAGGTCAGCGTCTGGGGCGTCAAGAGCGCCCTGATGGCCGCCTACGAGGCAGGCCGGCAGGCCGCGAAGCAGAGCTGAAAAAGAAGCGGAAGGCGCTTGGCTTCACTCTCGAACAGCGCGTTCATGACCACACCATCAACCACCACGAAGGAGCATCCAATGACCACCCTCCAACTGACCCCGGCCCAGCACGCCATCCTCGCCTACGCCATCGAACACACCGGCGGCAAGATCGAATGGTTCCCCGACAATATCAAGGGCGGTGCCCGCACCAAGGTGCTGGAGGGCCTGTTCAACAAGGCCCTGATCACCCGCGACAGCACCGACTGGTTCGTCGCCGCCGAGGGCTACGACGCCCTGGGGCGCGCCCGGCCGACGCCGGCCGCCCTTCACCCCGACCCTGAGGTCGAGGCCGCCGTGTCGGCCGCAGAAGCCAACTGGGCGCAAGAAAACGAGCGAAGCGAAGTTTCGAGCTTGCGGCCAAAACAGGACGCCACCCGGCGCCTGCTCAAGGTCGGCGTCGAGGGCAAGCCCCGCACCCGCGAGAACAGCAAGCAGGCCACCGTGATCCAGATGCTGCAGCGCCCGGAGGGGGCGACCATCAACCAGATCTGCGCGGCCACCGGCTGGCAGGCGCACACCGTGCGCGGCACCTTCGCCGGGGCCTTCAAGAAGAAACTCGGACTCACCATCACCTCGGAAAAGCCCGAGGGCGGCGAGCGCGTCTACAGAATCATCTGACGAAACCGGGGTGGCGAAACCCGTCGCCGCCCTCAAAAAAATGATGCAGAAAACGCTTGGCTTCTCAATCGAACAGCGCGTTACTACGGGTGTCGCAACGATCAATCAAGGAGACGAAGATGACCACGAAGCAAACCATCCCCGCCACCCAGAACGAGGCCTGGGGCTTTTTTGGCACGATGAACGACAACGCCGAAACCGCCTGGCCCATCGCGATGACCGCGATCTCCGACGCCACCTGCAAGCCTCTCGATTCGGTCAGAGCCTTCCTTGACAGCGTCCACGGGCGGCACTTTGCGGATAGCGTCCTCAACGAGATGCACAAGGGGCGCGCCATCGAGCAGGCGGTCGATGCGGCGGTCGCCAAATGGATGGGTTGGACGATTGGCAACCTGACCAGCAAGGCTTACGGAATCCCGCGCGGCCTGCCCTACCTGACGGGCTTTGTGACTCACTGCGAGATCGTCGAAGAACTCGCCGCCTGAGGAGAAATGGAATGGACGCCTCCCACCCCGTGAGCGCTGAACACGAGTTATCCACCGCGCCGGTCGCCTTCGGTATGGAGGGACCTACGGCGCCCGGCGCCGTGGATAACTCTGCGGAGGTGGTGGGTTGAAGGGTGGACCCTCACGGGCCGACGGCATCGAAGTGCCCAAGGTGGAAGATACGAAGCTCTTCACAGGCAAACCGGAGGGTCCGAAATGAATGGTAGCAAAAACGTAGTCGGCATTGACATTGCCAAACGGGTGTTTCAGTTGCACTGGATCGATCAGGAGACGGGTGAGATTGTGAGTTTGCAGCTCAAACGCGAGAAGTTCCTCGAACACTTCGCCAACCGGCAGAAGTGCCTGATCGGCATGGAAGCCTGCGGCGGATCGCAGCACTGGGCGAGAAAACTCACGGCGATGGGCCACCGAGTCAAGCTGCTGTCCGGCAAGGCAGTCAAAGGATTCGTCACCGGCAACAAGAACGACCGGCACGATGCCCGGGCGATCTGGACAGCCGTGCAGCAACCGCACGTCAAGGCAGTCGCCATCAAAACAGAGGAACAGCAGGCAATCCTGGCGCTGCACCGCATGAGGAGCCAGCTGGTCAAGTTCCGCACCGCCCAGATCAATGGCCTGCGGGGATTACTCACCGAATACGGCGAAGTCATGCCGCAAGGCAAGGCCGGTGTCAGGAAAGGCATCGCCGACGCACTGGCGAGACTGTCCGACCGACTGCCGGCGATGGTGATTGACACGCTGCGTGAGCAATGGGCGCGCATCGGCAAGATGGACGGCGAGATTGCCACTATTGAGCAACGCATCAAGCTGTGGCTCAGGAGCGATGATGCTTGCAAACGGATTGCCGAGATTCCCGGCGTCGGCCCGCTGACCGCCACCGCAGCGGTGGCCATCATGGGCGATGCCAGGGCCTTCAAGTCGGGGCGGGAATTTGCCGCTTTCGCGGGTCTCGTGCCGCGACAGACGGGCACGGGAGGACGGATCAAGCTCTTGGGCATCAGCAAGCGGGGCGACACCTACCTGCGAACGCTGCTGATCCACGGCGCCCGCTCGGTGCTGACCCACGCCAAAGACCCCGGTCCCTGGGTGACGGAATTACGCCAGCGCCGACCGCTGAATGTCGCGGTCGTGGCACTGGCCAACAAGATGGCGCGCACGATCTGGGCAATGCTCGCCCATGAACGGACGTACCAAAGAGAGTTCGTGAGTCAGCCCGCGTAGGGCTGAAGCACGACGTGTATCAACCACTTTGAGAAAGGAGTGGCCGCCGTAAAGGTTGCGCAAGGTCGATAAAAGTGTGACGGCAAACAGGTCAGACCGTGACCCGCCAAGCCTGAATGTTGGTAAGGACTTCGAGTCCTTCGGAGAAATGAGGCGCGGGTCAGCGGATTCCATCAGGGCCAGCAGGCAATTCAGCCTGCACAACAGGCCGGATATAAAACTGCAGCCTATCTGTCCCAACACACCAAAATCGTCCTTGGCAAACGGGAGGCGTCCATATAATCGACATGGCCGCCGTCACCACCAACCCGATCACGGAAGTCAACTACGACAAGTTCATCGCCGAACTGACCGCGCTCACCCGCAAGTACGGTGTGGCGATCCAGTCAGTCGGCGGTGTCCACCTCGCAGACGACCCCGGCGAGTTCCAGGCTGTCACCTACGTCGCCGACATCACGAGCGGCGACCTCTACCCGCGATTCCCCGACGCCTGACAGATCGTCGAAGGCGATGCCATCGGATGCCCGCGTGGCCTGTGCCCCGGCATAGTCCTGCCACCGGCGCACGATCACATCCACGTACTTCGGGTCGAGCTCGATGAGCCGCGCCCGCCTCCCCGATTTCTCGGCGGCGATCAGTGTCGTGCCCGATCCGCCGAACGGGTCAAGTACCACGTCGCCTGGACGACTGGAATTGCGAATCGCCCGTTCCACCAGCTCCACCGGCTTCATGGTCGGATGCAGATCATTGACGCGCGGCTTGTTGAAGAACCACACGTCGCCCTGATCGCGGTCGCCGCACCAGTGGCGTTGCGCGCCTTCCGGCCAGCCGTAGAGGATGGGCTCGTACTGGCGCTGGTAGTCTGCCCGCCCCAAGGTGAAGGTGTTCTTGGCCCAGATGATGAACGTCGACCAGTGACCTCCCGCAGCACGGAAAGCTGATTGCAGCGTATCCAGTTCGCTGGACGACATCGCCACATAGACGCCACCCCGACAGTGCGCCAAGGCTGGCGTCAGTGCGGCCAGCAGGAAATCGTAGAAGCCATCGCCGAGATTGTCGTTGAGGATCGCGCGATTCTTGCCGCGCATCTTGTCTTTGGCGCTGTTGGCGTAGTTCACGTTGTAGGGCGGGTCGGTGAACACCATGTTGGCCAGTTCGTCGCCCAGCACCGTGGCGTAGGCATCGGTATCGGTGGCGTCGCCACACAGCAGTCGATGCTTGCCCATGATCCAGACATCGCCCGGTCGTGACACCGGCGTCTCCGGCACCTCGGGGGCGGCATCCTCGTCGGTCTGCCCCTCGGTGGTCGTCTCGCCGCCGGCGAGCAGGTCGGCCAGGGTGTCGGCATCGAAGCCGGTGAGGTCGAGGTTGAAACCGTCCTCCTGCAAGGCCTCGAGTTCGGCACGCAGCATCGCCTCGTCCCAGCCGGCGTTCTCGGCGATGCGGTTGTCCGCGAT